CCTTGCCCCGGTCCTTGTCTGCTTGGATCATGGTCATGCCGATGGTCGCGCGAGCGGCAGCGGGGTTAATTTTCACCACAGACGCAATGTCGCGGATTTGCTTGGCGCTTTCCTTGTCCCCGCTGTTTTCAGCGGCGATGGCGCGCTCCTCCAAAGTGGCAACGGTGGCATCTGTGTCGTATGAGCCATCCGCCTTAGGCGACAAGGTGCGCAGGGCTGCCGCGCCAGTGTCCAGCAGGTAGCCGCGCTTCTGCTCATTAAGCGCGCCCCAAAACTTGGAGGTCATCTCGAATTTATCGGGATACTTCGACGCGATCCGCAGGAAGTCCTGCGATCCAGTCGCGGAGGTCGGCAGCGCGCTGATGTCCTGCATGAACGCTTTCTCGCGTTCTGCGGCAGCGCGCTCCTTCGCCCGCGCATCCTGCTGCGCGCGAAGCTGGCTGCCAAGCTGGAACCCCTGCAAAACGCTTTGCAGCGGATTTACGATTGCTGCGCTGTAGTCGATCGGACCCATTAAAACAGCCCCGGAATTTTGCTCAGACCGCCAGCGGCCAGCCCCATGCCGCCGATTTGGCCAAGCCCGCCGAATACGTTGCCCCACGCTTGCCCTTGAGCCAGCGCCCCACCAGCCCGCGCGGCTCCTGCCTGATTAAGCAGGTTGCCGATGTTGCTTGCCACATTAAGCCCGCTAGTGCCGACGCCCGCCGCGCTCTGCTGGCCCATCGAAGTCATGCCGCCGAGCTTAGCATATTGGTTTTCAAGGAACTGGTTAAGCATTGCGGGGCGGAACTGTGCAAGCGCCCCCTGCGTGTTTCCGCCCCGCAACCCCCCGGTCGCGGATGCCTGCTGAAGAATAGCTTCTTCGCCTTGCCGCGCCAGAGCCTGAAAGATCGGTGACTGTACCTGCTGAGCAACGAAAGCCTGCTGGGCCTCCGGGCCAGACAGGCCTAGCGCCGCCATCTGCGCCTGAAGGGCGGGGCCACCGGCAGCAACGTAAGGCTCAAGCAGCCGCCGCATTTCCTCGCGAGCCGCGCGCTGTTCTGCGGCCCCCATTTCCGCAGCCTGCACCTGCGCATTCGACGCATTCTTTGCCGACTTGGAGCCGACCACCGCGCTGCCAATGCTGCTAACACCCGCGATAATCCCGCTAATAGGATCAGGCATCGCCAAATTCCCTCATGTAATCTTCCAGCGTTTCGCCGTAAAGTCGGGCGACATTGCCCGCGATTTCCATCGCCGTCTCGATGCCGTGGGCGATCTGCACGCAGGCCAACACAAGGTCATAAAACCCAGCCCGCCAGACATAGCTAACCGCACTGGCCTCGCCCGCGCGCTCCAGCTCGTCCGATGCCTTCCACTTCAGAATGCACAGCGCAACGAGCGGCAAGAGAATGTGGCGGTTAGCCAAATAGAACTTGTTTTCCGGCAGCATCACCAGTGCGTCACACAGCGCCCGGTCAAGGCTATCGCGCGAAGGGAAGTCCCCGTCGGCCATATCGTCAAAGACCTGCGCGACGTTCCACAGCCCCATGAGCCAGTCATGAGCATCGTCAGGAAGCCCGAATGCCTCCTTAAGATTGCGTGATAACCAGAACTCAGCCGCGCCCATGTCCGCTCCAACAAAGGAGGGCCACCGGCTGCCCGCTAACTCGGTAGCGCGACTATAGCCTAAAGGTCTGCTCTATGCAAGAGCTGTGCCAATTAGGAAATGACGCGGCCCGATGCGCGGATATTGATCGACGAGGCGGCGCTGGCAATAGTTGAAATGAACCCGCCACTGACTAGGACGTGGCCAGCCAACTCCGGGAACGTGTAGCATTCCCCAGGCTGCAACGTCTTTTGCTTAACGATCAGGTTCTGGTTACCAGCCGTATCGGCAAACGTCACCAGATTAACCGACAGCGTGGCAGCGGAGCCGGAAAAGTTGGTGGCCGTGAACTTGTCTACAATTGTGGTCAAGTTCGTGCTGATGTACTGGGTCGTCTGAGTGTTCTCGGCGGTCTTGGCCGGGATCAGGACGGTGACGTTAACAGCCATTATATTGACCCTTCTGCATTAATATTGTTTGTGACAGTCAAGATGACTGAAGGGATCGCCGGGTGAAGCGCGGTCGCAGCCGTCGAATTAAGAAACACACCAACGTCATCTACCGCCCACATTAATTCAAAATAATCACCAGCGTTCATTTGCAGCAAAAAGTTCCATGCGGCAATGGTCGCATAGTTATTGCCCTTGGTTCGAATCTGGCTTGCGCTGTTTGGGACATCAACATTGTTTTTGCGCAGCCAAATCCAGGCCAGATGGTCAGTCGAAACGGTCGTGTCGATCTGCGCAGAGAACTGGATATTATAGATGTTTGGCGTGTCAACGTAGATGCGCGACGTTGGTGAGCCGACTGTGACGCCGTGGCTGAGTTCCGTTGTATTGAACGTCATGCCGTAAGCCGTGTTGGCCAGTGCGGCGATCTGATCCGTCGTGTCGCAGAATGAGCCATACCGATGGCGTGGCAGCTGCGGAGTATATGACGGCGGGGCCAGCTCCAACCCCTCAATGCGGTCATCAAGCAGCGCCGCCTCGCCCAGCGCTTGCGTGGCTTGCGCCCCAGCCGAACCGGCCTCAATGATTGCGCTGTCAACCTCCCCGCTCTGGAAGTATTCCTGATTGACCGAGAACAGCTTTTCGAACTGCTTGATCGCTTCAGGATCGTTACCGACAATCTTTGCGATCTGCTGGCGGGAAAGGCGAAACGAATTTACCATGCCAGCGGCTCCAGTTTGGCCTCAAGCCTTGCGACTGCAATATGAGCATCGCTAGTGCCTTGGAACCGCTGCACTCGCCAATTCTGCATCGCGCCCTGTTGCAGCCACACCAACCGCTTGGCCCGCTGCCCCTGTACGCCAGCGTTGATCGTGCGGTCCTGCGACCACGTAACGCCATCCAGCGAATAGGACGACTGGATAACCGGAGACACGCCCAGCGGAACCGAGCCGGTTAGCCCAACCAGTTCCAGCTCATGCACGATTGCGCCGCGCCCCTCGTTGTAAACAATCTGCGTGCCGAACTCCCATTCGACCTTTGCGCCGTAGTGCGTGGAAACACTGCGGTCCAGATAGCCGATTGCGTTGCTGGTCGGATCGCCAGCCAACCACTTGTCATAGGCCCGCACAAAGAACTTGGCGCGGTATTGGCCGTTGCTATTCAGCACAAACCAAACCGGGTTCTGCAATTCCTGCGAAGCGCCAGCATCATAAACCAGCGTCTGATCGGGCAAGTGGATATACAGGAACTGATGCGAACCCTCGTTGCGCGCCTCAAGCACAACGTTAGACAGCTCGTCCTCGGTGTAGTTCGCCAGCGTTAGGTCGATCTCGTGCGTGGACAACTTTTGCGTTGTTCCGTTTGCGCCGACATAGATTGAAATTTGCTCATTCATGCCGCCGCCAAGAAAGGCAATGGCGTCAAGAAACAGGCAGCAGGCATAAGTTCCGACGCAGCCCTTTTCGATCTGCGCGCCTTCAATCCGCTGGAACGGGAACTGATCGCCACCAACGTTGTCAAAGAATTCGATGGTGTGTCGGTTTAGCGCGACAGCCTCATTGCGCAGCTTGAACACCGCCTTGATCGGATCGGGGTCAGCTTCGCTGGAGCCGTACTTGAGCGGGTTCACCGAAGTCGGATCAGTCAGGTCGGTCACAATCAGGAACGTGCCGTCCGTAGTCATGTAATACCCGTCAATCCAGATAACGTCGAATACGTCACCGAGATCAGGGTCGGTGACCTGCGTTAGCGTGGTGCCGTTATAGTAATACAGATTGCCCGCAGAGGCTATCACAAGGCGGTCAAAGCCGTAGTCCAGCGTTACCGGCAGGGTATCCGTAGCAACATCACCCAGCACAGTTATGTCGCCGTTGTTGGCCACCGAAACTAGCTTGCTGCCCATGACGGCATAAACCGTGCCGTTCCACAGGATGGAGCCTCGGATTGTCCCCGGCCCCGTGCCAAACGCGACAATACCATCGGCTGGTCGCAAATAGCCCTGATTGATCCCCGTATCCTTTGGTGTAGGAACAAGGTTCACCGGATAGCTGGTGCGAAAGTCCGGGATCAGGTTTGAGTAGATGCCGCTAAGCACGGGGATTTGCATTAGTATGCTCCGGTGCGCGAATTAACCCAGAGTTCCGCCCTAGCAAGTTCAAGCGGGCTTAGGATGCGATTGATAATGATAAGGGCGGTAAGGTAGCCGCTGAATGGAAGCAGCGTGCCGTCGCGCCGCCCGATATACAGCACCTTGTTGCCCAAGTTTCCGGTCCCCAGCGAAACGGCAGACGATTGAACCTGTGAGCCGTTAATCCGCATGGTGTTAGTCGTTGCGGAAATGTCCATCTGGCCGGTCACAACATACCTATTGCCAGCTGCATATGGGCTTGCAGTCAGGGCAACCGATACCGTGCCAGCGGCGGTCCACACGATGTTAGGCAGCGCCGCAGCCGGGGCAAGCATGTTAAAGCCCTGAGCAAAGCCGACGCTAGGCCCAAATTCAAGCAGTGCCCCAATTGCCGCGTCGCTTGCCTTCTGCATCCCCGCAATAACGGTGACGGCATCCGATGCGCTCATATCAATGGACGCCGTGACCATGCTGTCATCGACGCCATCAAACAGCGCCGCTGGGCGCCCGCCCACCGCGCTCCAGATCGGACGCGAAAGCCCGCTTGCAGTTGCGTTATTGCCCCGGCCGGAGAGGTCCGCAATGCGCCCAATCGGATCGCCGCTCGCCGTTACCGCAACGGTCCCGCCGCTATCCTGCGACAGCGAGCTGCGAGCGGTCAGGTCGAACGCCAACCCCTGCTCCGCCCCAGTGAAAAGCGCCGATGGCTCAAAGCTGGGGGCCAGCGTGCCGATGTTGGGATGGAGCGCAAGGTCAAGCATTAGCCGCCCTCACCGGGGGTCAGGAACGTGGTGCCATCGGCGGCGGTCGCAATCGTGCGGATCACCTTTGCGCCATTCGGCAGGCCGACGCGAATCTGCTGGCCGGGAAGCACGGGCAGGCCCGTCGAAGTGGTCGGCGCATTGCCAGAGCCGCTAATGATGCCGTCCGGGTAGTACGTCAGCAGCAGGTGTACACGAGCGGTCAGGCTGGTGTTGGTAATCAGCACCGATCGCGCATTGAACGGGATTTCAACCGCAGCCGTGGCAGTGGCTGCGTTCGTGACAGCAATCGTGCTGTTCCACGCAGGGGTGTAAACTTGCATTTCTTATCCTTTCAACCAATACGCCAAGCGGTGGCATCGGAGAAAACCGGAACGATATTTACGCCGCCACCAGCAACAACGGAATTGAATGTGGTCGATGTTGCATCCGTCACCATCGCCCTTGCGCCAGCGCCAGCAGTTGCCGCGCTAGGCAGCCCGCCTACAGTTGTCGCAGCGGTGGCCAAATAGCTAGATGCGGTCAGGGACGAGAATGCGCTTGACAGAAAGCCGACAAGAGTGGTCAGGGAGAATTTTCGCGCATCACCCTGTGACGGGGCGTAAACGGGTACGCTATCCCCCGCGCTAAGGCTGCTCACAGCCGAAAGCTGGTTAATGGTGGGCATCAATCAAACTCCAATTCGCCGTCTTCGCCGGTAAGAAGCGGTTCTTCCGGCTCAGGGAAAAAGTTCTCGTAAGAGCGCCAGCCCTTATTGCCAGAACCCAGCGGCAGCGTGCCGGGGAACTGCATCTCACCGGGCATTGCGGAGAGGCTCATTAGGGTATTGAGAGCCATCTTGGCCGTGCGCTTAGTGTCGGGGGATACGGTCTTGCCGAACATAGGGGCAATGCGCACCGCAAGATTGGTGATCGCCGCTTCCCATGCGCTATCAGGAATAGCGGTTTCGTCTGACAGCTCGCTGTTTTCCGGGCTGGACGGGATCGGGAACGACAGGCGCAGGCCCATCGCGTTCCACGCCGCAAACATGGCATCAAGACGCCGCTTGATCGCCTCAAGCTGCTCGGCCTGCATATCAAACGCAAAGTTAGCGTAACCGATTTCGGTCAGGGCTGCGTCGATAATGTCGCGGCGGGTGTAGCCCATTATTTCTTGCCTTTGCGCTTGGCTTTGGTGCGGCGGGCAACGTCAAGGGCAATCGCCACTGCCTGCTTTTGCGGCTTTCCAGATTTCATCTCAGCCTTGATGTTAGCCTTGATGCTTTTGGGGCTGTAACCCTTTTTAAGAGGCAATTGACCCTCCTGTGGTGGAAGGGGGCGAGCCTAAACCCGCCCCCAACTTAGTTACGACTGGCCGCCGATCAGCACGCCGTTCATCTGCGGGTTGGTGTTCACCACACCATACAGGATATCGAGCGTGTAGAGGGTCTTGAAGGTCGAGTTGTCGAACTTCTTGGCCATCACAACTTCAAGGCCCTGATCCGTGCTGCCGCGCATAACGTCCACGCCCGCATTGGTCGGAACGGCATAACGGCCCGGCAGCAGTTCAATGCTGTCCTTGTGCCAGAACGGGTTCAGGTTGGTCGCCGAGGTGTTCAGGAAGGTGATTGCAGCGGTTGCCGAGGTGGCGCGCACCGCAATATTCTTGTACTGAAGCTCAGCATCGGTCGGCGACGAGTTCGCGCCAATCATCGGCGGCGAGATCGTCATGGTGGTGCCGCTATCAACCGAGATCACGCGGAAGGTCTTGAGCTGGCCGGTATCTTCCTTGGTGATCTGATGCACCGCGCCGATATTGGCAATGGTGAAGCAGTCACCAGCGGTGACGCCGGTCGTACTCGAAACAGTGACCTGCTGCGTGCGGTTGTCAACGTTGTTGCCGTTAGCGTCCACGTTGTCGGGAACGTAACGAACCTGAGCGCCGTTGGTGGCAATCGTGATCGAAGCAGCGTTAGCAGCCAGGCGGCGGCCAGCGTCGATCTTGTAGGTCTCGAAGCCAGCCACAAGGCCAACATACGAGCGCTCATAAGCGCTGGTCGGCTTGCCAGTCATGGTCTGGCGACCAGCAAGGTTGCCCGCAACGCCGTTGTAGTCACGCGTGGTCAGCGCCAGATAGCGGTCGCCTTCCGGCACACCCTGTTCCGACATGATGCTTTCAGCCAGAGCGATGTCGTCATAGCTGTCAATCGAGCCGGTCACGCGAGCAACCAGCGTGCCCTGAAGCGACACAACGTCACGCACCGAGGTGTTAACGTCCGAAGCCAGGCGCTGATAAGCCGACTGACCCAGGCGGCCTTCCTGAAGCGCGTCACGCAGTTCCAGAGCGTCCATTTCCCAGGTCACGTTCTTGCGCTGGTTCAGGCGCGAGGGAACCGACAGCTGGGTGGCAGCCTGAGCCGTCACAGCCGAACCGACGGTGCGGGTCTGCGAGGTTAGAATGTACGGCATCGGACGCCAGATGGTGTCGTTAGCGCGCTCCATCAGCGTGTCGGGGGTGCCAAACTTGGCAACGTTACGCGAGATCACAAGAGCGTCGTTGAAGCCGGACAGAATGTCCTCAAACGCAACGCGCTCTTCCTTGGAAAAGTTGTTAGCCATCGCCTAAATCCTTATGTTGGCGAGTGTCAAAATGAGCCTAAGCCCGGTTCTCTACTCGCCCGATTAAAGGATGGGCGGCTTCCTTCATGGGGTTAGGCGAGGCCCCTAGTTGCTGCCTTGCGTGATCTATACCTTATTCGCTTGGATTATGCAAGAGCCGTGCCAAACGCGCAGCAGGCACAAAAAAGGGGCCAAGCAAGTTGATCGCCCGGCCCCTAGTTTTGCTACTTAGATTGCAATGCCCTTCTTGCGAAGCTCGGCCTTGTATCGGGCGACCTTGCTATAGTCGCCAGTGCGGTCGGCTTCAGCGCGGAGGCGATCAAGGTTGTTGTCAACCGGAGTTGCCCCGCCGACGTTTCCACCAGTGATCCGCTTTTCCGGTGCAGGTGCCGATCTCTTCACTTGCTTGATCTCCATCTCCATCCGCACAGCAGCCGCGATAAAGTCCACTGGGTCTTTCACAGCCGCCAGCGCCTTTGCTTTGGTCGGGTTCTTACCCAAAGCGTAAGCAAACAGTGCGGGCTGCTTTGCCAGCTTGACCAGCAAGCCCTGCTGCGTCGGATTGAACTCCTCCAACAGCACAGCCTCAGCCTCGTCAAAGTCCGGCACGGGAAGTTTGGCCTTAGCCTCGTTGTATTCGGCCACCCGCTGCTCAAACGCTTCCTGCTGGCGCTGCTCCTCAGCGCGCTTGCTTTCCTGTTCCTTTTCGACCTCAAACGAGCGCTTGATCCAATCGCGATGCGCCGCCTTGAACGCCTCTGGATCGTAATCGTAGTCCTCAAGCGTCGGCTCTGGGCCAAGTTCAGGCTCGGCGGTGTTCGCCTTCTGCGCCTGTTCCAGCTCCTTGATCCGCTTGGCCTGTTCGCGGGTGAGCTTTCGAAGCTCCTTCACCCATTCGGGTGCAGCCCCTTCCGGCTCAGCTTCCGGTTCATCCTCGCCAAACGATACAACAAGCGGGCCATCCTCTTCGGCAGCCTGCCCCTCGCCTTCTTGGGGTTCGGGCTGCTCGTCAGGAAGTTCCGCCTCGGCATTTACAATCTCGGTATCCTCAAGATCGGGGGCGTTAATCTCTTCGATATCCATTAGTCACCTTTTGTCTCGCCCCTAGATAGCGGGGGGCGGTGCCGCTCCGATTTCGCTCATGGTCTTGAGCGTGTCAGCCTGTTCACCCTCGGTGCGGGCGATGGTATATGCTACATCAGCTTGTGCCTTCTCGGCAAGTGCTGCTTCCTTAGCCGTAAGTGCGGCGATCAGCTCTGCCTGGGGGTCCGGCTGCTGCTGCTCAGCCGCCCGCTCCGCTGCTTCCAGATCGGCATCGCTGGGCTGCATTGCGCCAAGCTGGACCAGCTGCTTGCGGTAGAATTCGCGAACATCGCCAAGTCCTTCACCGTCCATGTTAAACAGCATCAGCGCGGTAAGAACCTTTGCGTCCGACGGGTCTTGGACAAACTGCATCATGCCAGCAATCTGGCGCACCATCGCATCGCGGCGGCTGGTAAACGACGGGCCAACGTCTGCGTAAACGTCCAGCTCTGCGCGCGACAGGTCCAACTTTTCGAGCTTGCCGCCCTTGCCGATTAGCGGCTTGCCAAGCTCAATGCCTTCGACGTCGCCCATCTCGCCAAGGCCCTTCATCTTGCGGCCTTCCTCGTGGTACAGTTCCTTGGCCATCGACAGCCAGACTTCACCGCAGCGACGCATCGCCTTGGCAAAGTTGCTCATGTAAATGAACGCCTGCATATCGGTGCGCTGCTGGATCATCTCCACGGCCTGCGCGCTGATATTGGAAACCATCTTGTCGGCTTGGCTGGTGTTGCCAAGTATTTCCGCCATGTCCTGCTCGGTCAACTGCAACAGCGCGGCCATTGCTGGCGCGATCTGCGGCGGCTGCGTCGTACCGACCGGGCCACCGGGCATAGGATTGCCCTCTGCGTCCGTGATCGGGTTAATCAGCAGGTACGGGTAGTTCTTGATATTATCCTGCTGCCACATGATCTCGTGGCCCATAACCTGTTCGGGGTGCAGGATCGGCTTCTGGATGGGCGACAGCGCGCTGGTCTCGGCCAGCAACGAAAGCTGCATATTCTTCAGGCGTTGGGCGTCCTTGGCATAGCGGACAAACCCGGCCATGCGTTCGACGTTGTTGACATACCACCGCTTGCCATAGACCGGCACAACCGGGATGTGCTTGCCAGCGATATAGCCGCAGTCCTCAAGGATACCGCCGCCGCTCATGATGTACTTGTGAACGCGGCGAACCTTGACCTTCTTTTCACGCAGCTTAACGGCCCCCTGTTCGGCCAGCATCGCAATGCCAGCATCAACGGAGCCTTCGGCCTCGCCTTCCTCGCTCATGTCCTCAAGGTCATCGTCCGAATAGATAACCTCTAGGCCCTCGGCGTCGATAAAAACGTGGTGCGTCTCGGTCTTCTTTTCGACCTCGTAGTATTCCGCCACATAGGTCACGTCCGGCGTGTTCCAGTCAAACAGCTCGGAGGTGTTATCCTTAGGCCACGTTGCTGGGTCTTGATCGTACTCAGCCTTGAACGCTTCCGGCGTCATGGAGTGGATTACCCAACAACGCTTGGCATCGCTCTTGTCTTGGCGCTTGGCATCAATGTCAAAATAGACCGAGGTGTCCGCGTCATAGATCGGCAGAATGCGGATGCGCTGGCGCTCGTCCTCGTCGTCATCTTCATTTTCGTATTCACTGGACAGGCGGAACGCGCCAAAGCCACCAGCGGCGGCTTCCTCAAATGCGTTATCGTATGCTTCCTCTGCACAGCTATCCGCCTCGTCGGCGCGGAACAGCGCATCGCACATATCGGCCAGCGGATCATCCTTGCCGCCATCCTTCGGGCGGAAGTCAACCGTCACGCGGTTATTGCGGTACTCGTTGTAAATGCGGATCAGACCAAGCTGACCCTTGTTCACCTCAAAGCGCGGCTTGTTGGCGAACTGCTCACCGAGTGAGCCTTCCCACTGCGCGCCAGGGATAGTCAGGAACCGGCGATCCTCAAGGCACTGCCGCCGCTCGTCTTGGCACGACGCCTGCACGCGATTGAACTCGGCAAGCGCCGCGTCGTGGACCTTTTGCAAGCGCTGCGATTTGGAGGGACGTGCCATTAGTTAATCGCTTTCTTAACGCATTCCGCGAATGCAGGGTCTTCCGGCGAGTTGGACAGCACGGTGGCCGCTTTAAGGTAAAGTTCGGTCACTTCAAAAACTCCTTAAGGTTCCAAGCCACCACGCCTGCGTAAAGCACACTGGCGATAGCGATAGCAGTGTCCGCGCCGGGGTAGTTCATAACCGCGTAGAACACCCCGATCAATACCACCTTAGGCAGCGCTAGACCGGGTACGGTGCCCAGCTTGTCCATCAGCCATCGCATAGCCGGGTTAAGTTCCCGACCACCCCTACGCAGGATAAGGGTGGTCAGGGTTACATCGGCCACTTGCAGGGCGGCGAAGATAGCTAGGGCGATCATAGCGCCGCCACAATGAATGCAAGCAATTCGTCATAACGAATGCCGTAACGGTCGCCCGCATCTACAGCGGCAGAAACTACATTGCCGTCTTCATCTAGCACAGCCTCGCACGCATCCCATTCGTCATAACAGAACAAGCCGTAATCGTTCGCGTTAAGTCCCTCGGCCTCAAAGGCCGCTGCAACATCCTGCGCGATCACGCCAAAATGCCAGCGGGCGGCCTCGCCTTTGACTTCCACCGCATCGTTGAACTTGAACGCCCGAAGCAGCGACTTGCACGCGACGGCCACCGCGCGTTCAACTTCTGTCAGTTCGCGCACCTGTTGCTTGGCGCGCGCGTCGGACGTGTTGATTGCGCCGGTCGCAGCGTAAATCGTGTTTGCGCGGTTCGACGGCCCGCCAAGGTTATAAGTCGCATCAGCGTTTGGAACTAAGTGACCAGTTGACGACGAGATATTCCAACGTCCGGTTCCACCGACCACAAATGTCAGGTTCCCAGCGCCGGTATCAGTGCCGAAATTCAGAAACCCGCCGCTGTTGGTAACTGTGGCGTTTCCGCTAGTATTTCGGAAAAGCCGCAGCCCGTCACCGTTTGCCGAGTTTTTAAGCGTGATTTCGTTGCCGTTTACAGAGTCGTATTTGATGTAAATTTTATACGGCGCGTACACGATACCGCTTGAATAATCGTAATCCACGGCAGTTCTGGAAGCGCTGACTGATGGTCCGAAGTTAAAAGTATATAGAGTTCCGGTTGAAGTCTGCCGAATGATTGTGTTGTTTGCGTTGCCATTGTTTACAAACGTGCAGCCGCTGTCTTGGTTTCCGCTCCACCAGCAAGCCGACGAACCAGCGTTGAATGTGATCGTCCGATTACCCATTTTCAGGCCGGAAAATAGGTTGTTAGCGCCGTCAACAGTAATGTCGCCCGTGCAGCGGGTGCCGTAGAACGTAAGGCCACCGGCAGAAGCGCCGCCGCTGCCGTTAAGCGAAGATACACCGCCGATCTGGCCGCCCCAAATCGAGAAGGTCAAACATCCATAAAACAAGAATGGAGCGCCGCTGGTCGTACAAATCACATCAGTGACGCGCCCATAAAGCGACTGAACCGATGCGGTTGGGCTGCCAATTCTGGCAGTTGTGGTGCCAGCGGTATTATAAACCCCCCCGGAAATCCAAAACCCACCCGGATTTGTGGCATCCAGCACCAACCCAGTTGTGGTGTCGCTGTTGCAGTCAATGAGCTGCCAATCGCTGCCGTTCAGGATTACGTTTGTGTTACTCTCTCCGGCCCTTCCCCGAAATGTGACGCCCTTGAAAGTGACATAGTTCCCATTATGAACGAGGATATTGGCTGCACCAGCCTTGCGGCGAAGAATGGTTTTATAGCCAGCATCGCCACGGAACGACTGCTGATTAGAATTGCCAACCAAATCCCCAACAATGTAATCCCCTTGCGGGATTTTAATTGCTTTCCCGGTGTTGATCGCCGCCTGAAAAGCAGCCGTATCGTCCGTCACTCCATCACCGACAGCGCCGAAGTCCTTGACGCTAACAAAGTCCCGCAACTTGCTCTGCACCGTGCGCGCCGTTGCGCCAGTTCCAGATTGCAGGAAGCCGACAAGCGATGAACCAGACGACGCAGCCAGCGCGGCCAGCGACGCCTTGCTGCCATCCAACGCGTCCAGTTCCTGCTGGACATTGGTTCCGCCATTGCAGCCAACCAGGGTTGCCCCGGTCTGCGCCGCGAGATCGGCGGTGCTTACAAAGTCAGTCGCGACGCTATCCTTCAGCGTCGCAAAAGTCACCTTGCGGGTGTCGCCCTGCGCCTCGGAAAAAAACGGGAACTGATCGCCGTTCTCAACGATGTCCGCTTCGGAAAGCTGCTTGATGGTTGCCATTAGTTCCTCGACAAGTGCGGGCTTGCGAACAATAGCGGATAATCAGCATTTATGCAAGAGCCGTGCCAATTACCATGCGTTTGCCACAGGGAGCGGCGTCACGGTAACAGGCTTACGCTCTGGCGCGCGCCGCATTCCCTCGCAAGCATAACGCAGCGCGTCGATCACATGATTGTCCTTGTCGTCAAGGATCGGCAGAACCTGAGCGGTGGCAGCGTCAATCTTATAGCTGTACAGGCTAAGTTCGTCGATTGTATGGACACAGCGCGGATGCACCACAATATCATGCGACTTGAGCCATTCAACGCCCTCCTCGACAGACTTGGCACCCTTTACCGCTGCGACAATCTTGGGGAAGCCGTGACGCTTCATGTGGCTGATCGTCTCGGGGCGTGCGCTGTCAGCCACGATGGGCCACTTCTCGGCCTCAGGAATGGACAGGAACAGGCTGGGCGTGTCCATGATCTCGCAGCCAACCCGGTACGCCTCATAATCCACGTAAAGCGTGCGCCCAATCACATGGCAGCGCACCAGCACGGTAGGATCGCTTGCAAAGCCCCAGTCAGCGCCAAAGCGGTGGATTGCGTCCGGCGGCGTGTCAAACTCCTCGACGCGCCAGTTCTTGAACACGCGGGCCTCGCTGTTGCTCTGGTACGCGCCCAGCCAGATATGCTTGTACTTGTCAGGATCGCGGCCCCGGTCGTATTCCATTTCCGCCTTGAGAACGTCAGGGAAGAACGGATTGTCTCGGTAGTTAACTTCGATCACCAGCGCATCAGGCGGCGGGCTTGCGCCGCGAAGCAGTACGTCAATTGCGTCCGTTTCGTGGCGCGGGTTCCACGTAAACCACAGTTCCGAACCGGGCTTACGGATAGTCGGGCGCAGCAGGTCAAGCGAGAACTGACTTAGACTCTGCGCCTCCTCCACCCAAGCGATATCAAAGCCTTCCAGCGACTTGATACTGTCCGCCGTGTGGTTCTGCATCCCTTGGAAAATGATTTGCCCGCCATACGGAGCTTTGATGCAGGACTGCTGCACTTCAAACAAGTGACTAACGCCCATGCTTTCGATCTTGTTTTCAAGCAGCTTCTTGACCGACTGCGCCAGCGATTTCTGGACTTCGCGGACGCAAACCGCATCGGTCTTTTGTGCGACGCATCGCTCAATCAAGCGCTCTGCAAACTCATGCGACTTGCCAGAGCCGCGCCCACCGTGCGCGCCCTTATAGCGTGCCGGTTTGTTAAGCTGCAAAGCCCATCGCGGAACCTTGCGTGTCAGGACGCCATCAACCAGCATCTTTGGGATCAATTACCTCATGGACGATCTTTTGCACCTGGATTGCGCCGCTGTGTTCATGCTTCTGGACATCAAGCCCCAGCAGCTTGGCTTTACCCATCGTTGCTGAAACAGCCGCGCTAGGCTGCGCCACTTCCTTCGCCAGTGATCGCGCCTCTTCAAGTTCTGTAACTAGATCGGCGATAGTAATTTCGCAGCGCTGGGCCGCCTT